GTTCTTTTCTTAGCTCGATTCCTGTAAAATTGTGGCCCAAATAAGAAGAAACGAAACCAAAGACAGAATCACCGGCAAAACAATCAAATGCTTTTCCACCATTAATATTGAACCATTTTAATGATATTTCAGCCAATACAGGATCTAAAATAGAAACTGTACCTGTATTTCTTATTTTTTCGCTTACCGGATCTCCTTTTGATTTATACAATGTTGATTCTCTGCTTTCTCCATTATCATTTATTAAACTTTTCCACATCTGTTTTCTTTCTAACCAGTAACCTTGCCTAGTATCTAATATTGAAAAGGGAGGTATTATAAACACTTCTGTCAGTTTTTCATTTATTTCTTCTTCATTGATGGTTGGCGAAATATCTGTGGAAATATCAGAAAAATCTAATTCATCAAACCCCCAATCGGTTAGATCCCCAGAATCGAAATCCTTCAATAAGGCATCAAAATCCCATTCCCCTGCAATATTCTTATTCAGTCTAATTGCAAGTTCATTGAATTCGGCTTCATTTAGTTTTCTATCTGGGGTTCTTACAGAAACGGATGTTTCACCATCTTGTTTTAGTTTCTGTAACCTAGCGTGGCCACCGATTAACTCACCGTCAGTATTTATAACAATTTGGTCAACGTACCCGAAGCGATCCATTGAGGTTATTAGATCCTCAAATTTCTTGCCCCCAATGATTCTAGGGTTTTTCGACCATTCCCTTATTTCAGAAATGAGTCGGTCTTCATTTGACCATTTTAACATATTTTACCCGTGGTGAAGTTTAAATATAAGTATCTGTTGGGTATCATAAAAGCGATTTATTGATAAATTTCAGGGTGTGCCCTTTCGTATAGCCTATTTTTTATGTGTTCATGAATCGAATCAGTATCCCCTTTTAGGAGTAGACCCCATACAATAGGGTTTTCTCTGAATTCTTTCGTGAAGTGTTTGTCGCCATGCGATATAAATACAACTCTTGTTTTTGATTTAACTGTTAGGGCTCTAAGGATGTTTTTAGCCCCTGCCCCGTGATTTATAGTAAAGTCTATCCAAACAAAATCAAAGTCATCTGCATTGGCATGGGCCCCAAAATCAATGCTCGAGGTGTAAGTCTGTACTTCAACATTATATTTTAGCAATATTCGACTAAGAAAAAACCTATCATCTTTTTCATCATCAATTACAGCTATTTTCATCTTATTATTTTGTCCAAATTTGATAGTATTCCGACCAAAACCCCTGTTCCTAGTATATATTTCCATAAATTTTTACTCGTGGTTTCCATAGCTTTGACTTTATCATCTAAGCCGCCATTGCCAAAGATACCACCATTGCCATCTTTACCGTACAGGTGAACTTTGACCCCTTCTAAATCTTCTCTATCTCGTTTAGCATTTGTTTCATGCTCTATTCTCCAAGCAACTAAGGTTGTAATTTCTTTGTTAAGGGTTCCTTGTGTTTTTTCTATTCTCGCCAGTGGTGAATGGTTACGGTTTAAATCATCATTTTCTTCCATTAAATAAAAGTAAGTTATTTGCTTGTGGGGGATGTGGATAAATACTCACTCAATCCGCAGTTGCAATCCTTCTTTGAACTCTCATCTATAAATAAAGGGCAATGGTATTTATGATTAACCCAAGGTAAAATTCCCTGCATTTTACCAGTCATTTCCTTCATTGAAAAGTATTCCTGTCTTAATCTCTTTAATTCATCGATTAGGCTTTCTGGGGCAACTTCTTTACTCATTCATTCCCCTTCAGTTTAGCTGATAAGTGCATAACGCCTGTTTTTACATAGAACCGGAAACTGTAATCAGATAATCTTTCAGAGCTATTAGATATTTGTTTATTGAACCTTGCCAAAAGGTGGAGTTTTACGGCAGATCTTCCGGCCTTAAAATCAGATACGTTTGCTGTTAATTTAGGCTGCATAATACTCCTTTTTGGTTAGGCCAGATAGAGGGAACAAGCAAGGAATTAGTTTGATTGTTGAGCAATAGTTAAACCACCCTCTATCTGGCTTCCAAAACACCAGGGTTCTCTTTCTTCCAGTTTTCTACAAATCGTGTTGCCGCCAATCGCCAGGTCTTAGATTCATCAGATGATTCAATTCTGGCGATTTCAAGCATATTATCTGCTAAATATTTGGGCTGTGAAGTACCTACAAAAGCGGTTCCGCTTTCGTGTAGTGGTGGTCTGCCTGGTTTATTTGTCATGTTCTCTCCAAATTATTAGCAAGGGCAAACAGAAACATCAACAAAAGAAGCTTCCAATCATACCATTTTAAAGAAAGTAAAATCACCAAGGCGTAACAAAACACCCCTAGTAAAGTTCTAGTAATGCTATTTCTCATATTTCTCCATCCAGTGTTTTGCTGTTTCAATACTAATGGAGACTATTCCCTCACCGTTCCAACGGGTTAGAGGCCCGCCTTTACCGTGTAAGAAATAGTCCCCTCGTGGTGAGATATAAAGGTTTTCTATGAACCTAGAAGCACCAGACCCTCTAGTGACTGAGGCCAGTTTATTGGCGCTATCAGTGTTAAATCGTTTGCCTTTAATTCGTTTTTCCATAGTAATAATATAGGTATTTAATTTAATTTATAGTACAAGTTTATCTAACCATTGGGTTTTGATTTGTTCTGCTATCTTTGCTGTCATTAGTGGGGGTACACTCATCCCTATCATATAATGAGGTTTTTTGTCTCTAAAATCATAGTCTAAAGGGTAGCTCCCAATTTTACAAACCTCGTTTTTGCTTGTATATCTAGGAGAATCAAAAAGAACATAACAATCTTCATGCGACGTAATAGTTCCGCAAACCTTATTTGTATAAAGATAATTTTGCCCAAAACCAGTATTTGGCTTATTTCTAAATCGAGTATTAGTGCAAGAAAAATCTGGATCACCTTCTTCTCTGTTTTCCCAAATTTCAGTTTGGAACTTAGACATAATACGCCCATTCTCATCTTTAAACTCACCAAATAGGATTTTGGGTTCATTAAATTCTAATTTTAGCTCTGGTTCCATATCAAACATTGTTTTCTGGTATAAGAAAGGTTCTGCTAAATCCTTTCTAAGTGCTATAAAAAACACTCTTTCTCTTTTCTGTGGAACGCCCATTTTAGAAGCATCAAGCAAATGGTGTTGTATATAATACCCTGCTTTTTCAAATTCTTCGTTAATTTTTCTCACATAGTTTACAGCATCCCCCATGAGCAGCCCTTTTACGTTTTCAGCAATAACCACTTTTGGTTGTAATTTCTTAGCTAAATCAATAAAGTCAAAAAATAGAGTGTCTAAAATCTGCTCAGATTGCCCTTCTCTAAACTTCTTTTCTTTTCCCCAATCCTTTTCTCTATTCCCTGCCATTGAGAAGCTACTACAAGGCGGAGAACCATCCAAAATATCAAGTTCAAACAATTCTTTTGGTAAGTCACCCCTGTTCTTAAAGTCCTGTATAGGCTCTAAGAATGAATATTTGGGGTTATGGTTTTTCACATAGCACTCGTTCATTTTTGGATCAATCTCATTATTCCCGATTACCTCAAACCCGGCTAATTTGTAGCCCATTGTAGAACCACCACCACAAGAAAAGCAGCTGAATACTCTATACCCATTCTTTTCTGGGTATCCGTCTGATAATTTCCAATTATAATTCATATTCATATTATACATATAGTTATATTTAATTACCACATAATAATAAAAAAAGATTTAGAGGCATTTCTCCAGTTTCAGTTTCTTGACCTGTTCTTTGTAATATTTGATCATTTCTTCTATTTCAAAATTATGAGGAGCCTTGCCTGATTTAGCCTTAAATTCCAATTTATCCGCTTCACCTTGCCCGTATTTCTTATTGATATAAGTAGAGTACTCAAACTGTCGCCCCTGCTCAAACCTATTACAAGACCGGCATTGTACCCCTACGTTCTTTAAGTCCCATCTAGTGGGGTAATATCTACGGCTAATAAAATGGCCTGCGTCTAAATCACGAATGGTTTTTATACGGCTGCAGGTTACGCAAATTCCCACCCCTGAATCATCGGTATTAGATAGCCTCACATAAAGCGAAAACACCTTATCTAGCTTTTGGCATAAGCTGCGATTTACTCCCATCCTTTTCTCCATTCCCAAACATCAGGGTTCATAAAGATTCTAGGCTCAAACATTGAAATCATCAAATTATTTGAGGGTTGGTTTTCCATATTGCCGGATAAAAACCTAATCCTAGCCTTTCCCCAGATAAAATTCTTAAACCAAGTAGAACCGGTCTCCGCTTGTGTTAGCATTACGATTTTAGCCCCTAGTTTTGATTCTTCATAACACTTATCTACCCATAAACCCATGTTTTCTGGTGGTGGGTTTAGGAATTTCCAATTTGGTAGCTCATTCCAGGGTTGGTGTAATGAGTTTTCAACTTTAGTTATCCCATTAGGGCAAAGACAGTTTGAAGCGCTGCAGGCTAAATCATACTTAAACCCGAAATGGGCATTTAATACTTTCCAAAATTCTGGATCAGTGTTTTCTATTTCTGGCATATCTCTCTCGTGGTGTTTTTAGGGTTCATATAGCGTTATAAATAAAGGGTTATTTTGATACCTTAGATCAGTAGAAGCAAAGATATTGCCCGTCTCCCGGTGCTGCCCAATGCTTTTAATATACTGGTCTGAAGTGAAGTCATAAAATACCTTTTTTTCGTATGATTCAAGTCTCCAAACCCCTGGTTGTACCTCAATATTGTTTTTAATATCCCATATTTCTGTGGGCTTTAAACTATTGTAAAGCCTTTTGGCTGCTATATATAAATTATAAAGTTTACTATTCATTTTGAATCTCATAAACCCATTTCTTACCGATTTTAGGGCCTCTCACATAAGTGTATTTGTCAATCATATCTGGGGGGATGATCGTCAAATCACCTTTGGGTTCTTTAGGTTCAAAATTAGGCGAAATAATGCTGAAATATAAATAATCAGGGTTTTCGGTATCCAAATCATTGATTTCGATCTCCTTACCATCTCCAGGTCCACCCCATAACGTGATAATCATATCCATAAATTAAGTTTTAAAGACCTCAAATAGTGAATTAATGTGTTGCCATTAGCTCTGAATAGTTGAAATTATTACCCAAACACTGATCGATAGTACACGATTCTTCACTAAACCCTTGTATTTTATTATTGTAAGAATAAGCGTATTTTGAGACCGTGATTCTTTTTGCAACAAAATCTTTTCCTGCCTGTGTGATTCTATAAAGCCCTTGGTTTGGGTTACCATCCTCTTTTCCAGATTCTTCTTTTTCGATTAAGCCCCAATGCCGTAATTTAGGTAAATCACCCCGAATGGATGATGGTACTTTTTCTATAGAATGGAAAAAGGTTTCTGAGTGAAGCCAACTAGGATTTTTATTCATCAGAATTAGCCCGTAAGCCATTGTAGAGTTTATTTTCCTCTTATATTGCTTAACAAATTGATCACAGCAGGGGCATCTAGTACCGTCCTTATAGTTTTCTCTAAGGTGTTCTTTTGCTTCTTCTAGTGTTTTCATCTTTGTTGCTCCATTAGTTCGTATAGGTACATTAATTTGGCCATTGTTCTTGTAAGAACACAATCTGGTATTTTGTCACAGGTATATTGCGCCTCAAGCCAATCTTCAATAACAATCTCACCAAACCCTATACATAAGTCTGTCAATTGAATTTTTGTTAGTGGTGTGCTCATCTTTGTTACCTATCCTTGGGTTGTGAAAGTTTTATGTGTGAAAGGGTCAACCTTAAATATCTGAGAACCCAATCAATATCAAGTGACTTAAAGCTTTGTTTGTATAGCCAATCAGCGTGTTTTCTGTCTGATAAGCCCATTTCTTTGTAGTTACTTGCCATCACTTACCTATCCTTGGGTTAAAAGTTCTTGCCCTTCTTTTCTGTGAATCCCATAATATAAATCAGACGTTTTACCGCTATTCAATTCACGATCCATCCAAGATTCTAGTTCCTTTATGCGGTCACGTTGCCTCTGGCTCTTTCGCTTCAGCTTTTCGTGTGCTTGTCTTAGTGCGTCTATATCCATCACACAGCCCTATTCATTGATTACAACCACTGGGATGAATAGAAACCACCAAGTAACTATTTTCAGCATAGATTTATCAAGTCTGTCCGGGCCAATCTGCTTTCTTTGAAACTTTACTGTTCTTCTAACTATCATTCGTTCTCCGTTGTTTGGTTAATCTTCTAATGGTACTAGTACTTTAGCGATCCAATAGGCTATAAAAACGCTTATACTAGTTTCTATTGTGTGTATGATTATCTGTTCCATTCTCTTCATCTCTCCTTAGTCTTAACATTCGTCATATAAATCATATTTAAGACATATATTGTGTATTTTTGGAATAGCCTTGAAAGAGTAAAGTTTTCTTTCATGAGTCATTGTTTGGTTCAAGTATTTCTCACCTTTTTTGATCTTGTAGTTGTTTTGCCTAGCTTTAACCCAATCTTTTGCCTCTGTGATTCCCATACTCAAATCTGATGGACTCCAATTTTGCTCATTCAAGAATACTGAAGCCATGCAATCATGATCTTTTCTGGCTTTTGGGTAATTAGTTGGGCCTATTGATTCACACATCTCTACAGTTCCTCTTTGGTTAATCTTCATCGTCTTGGCTATAAATTATATCTGAGCAAATACAGGCTTTCTCATAATCATTCACTGATACTAAATATTTTCTATGCCAAGCAGCTCTGTTTAAAACTCTTTTTAACCTTAACTCTGCGGATTCAGCTCTCTCTTTCCATGTTCTTTCTTCCATTCTCTTCATCTCTCCTTAGTCTTTGTTAGTGGGTTATTTATTAGCCTTGTAAAACTCTTTTGCAAATCCTTGACTACACAAGCTTCTAAAATCAGCATCTACATTCACAAAGTCTTTTGCGAATTCAAACTCTTTTATAAATTCTATCGAACTTTTATGTAAGGCCGTAAACTCTGGCAGCGTTCCTCTAGGCTTAATATATAGGTTTGGGTTTTTAATTACGTCATACCTATTTTTAACAGTTCTTTCGGGCATTATAAATTCGCCCCATAGCCCCGTGCCTTTCGTCCAAGGGCTACCGTATTGCCAAGGTTGGTACGTGTGATTCGGTTTACCTATAAATTTCCTCAAGGCTCCCGTGCTCGGGTTTTCTATTACCCACCATTTAGGTTTTGCTTTTTTAATTATTCTTTTACAGTGGTGTACTAAAAACATTCCTTTTTCAAAATCACGCGGGATACCTGAGTTTTTAGCATTACTAAACTCTGTACATACTGGATTCGCAATTATTCCATGTACATTTTCTGGCGGCTCGTAATTCTCAACCCCTATATGTTTCCCAATCATTATAACATCGTAATCATTATCTAATTGGTAGAACCTGCTATCACTTCCAAGATTAGCGCATAAATGCAATATAGTTTTCATTCTCTTCATACCTCTATATTCCATCACTTCACCTCTTTGAGTAGTTCGTCAAGGCCACAGGTGCACACTCTATTATCTACATGCTTTAAAAACCCAGCTGTGATTAATTGGCAAGTTAGCTCATCGTGAGTGGTGTACTGTTTCAACCTCTCGATCTCTTCCTTTGCTTTGGTTAGCTCTTGGCTCTTTACATTAGTATAATGGTCATTGATTTCTTTTACCATCACGTTCAAATCTTCAAGTTCAAATTCTGGGTAAGCTATCCCTTTGCAGTGACTCATAATTATTTCTTTTATTTCTTCCATGTTATTTTTCCTTTATGATTTTTATTTTCTTTCCTAGAAGCTTTTCGATTTCACCTACAGTAAATTCTTCTGCGTTGGATTCCTTTCCTGATTCAGAGAAATCCAATCCATTCACAAATACATTTATTCCAGTGATCTCTTCAAACACATCTGCATCAAAATTAGGTAACTTAGACAATAGAGTTTTATCCTCTTCGCTCGCCTCATCCCATGCAATCTTCCATGCCTCTTTGTATTCAATGGTTTTTAAATACCCACCTCTATCATGGAACCCTGAGAACTCTTTTTTCTCATCATCTGTCATATCTGATTCATCTACCCATATATTTGGGTTTACATCATAAATGAACTGTGGTTTATCTGCCTGTTCCCAAGTCTCCCTATCAACATCTTTATTAAAGCATCTTATTGTATCTGGTGTTGTTGAATTGAAGTCCCCAGAGTTCCAGTGCCCAGAGTTCCAGTCCCCAGAGTTACTGTACCCAGAGTTCCTGTCCCCAGAGTTCCTGTCCCCAGAGTTCCAGTGCCCAGAGTTACTGTCCCCAGAGTTCCTGTTCCCAGAGTTCCAGTCCCCAGAGTTACTGTACCCAGAGTTCCTGTCCCCAGAGTTCCTGTCCCCTTTATTGTTTTCGCCTGTATTGTTTTCGCCTGTATTGTTATTCATAATCTTATCCCTTTTTTTACTTCAATAAATAGTTCTAAGTAAGCGGTTTCTTTCCCTTGCCAAAAGCTTTTATCCATAAGAGTATCTGCTATTAAAACCTCTTTCTCACATTCAAGAATTAATTCGTCTAACCTCTTCATCATATCTATCATTTCTGTACTCCTTAATAAATAACTTCAATTTTAAAACCTGGTTCGTGTTGGCCCCCAATATTAGATCCATGACAATCATATAAAAACTGATGGTTTCCAGTATCATAAAGGCTACCAGTGATCTGCTTCTTAACTGTACGGTTTAGTAATGTTGAATAATAGTCATGGCTATTTGCTACCCCTGAAAAATCAGGCGAGGCGTGTAAATAAATACTAAAAGCTGTCACCACTGTATTTGGTAGAGCATCAATAACGCCCCAACTTCGATCTGTTGGGCATACCTCTTCATAAGTGGTTTCGATTACATTCAATACTGGAACACTAAAAGACTCATCAGCGGTTAAATTATTTGCTTCAATTGGATCTTCGCCTACAACGCAAGCGGTAAAGTTTATTATTAATAAAAACACTACTGAATAAATTGAAAATTTCATTTTTCCTTTCTCCTATATGCTTGTGGTTTCCTTCCTTTTTCTTTATCTTCTGGTAATTTGTATAAAGCTTCTCTTTGGCGTTTTTCTCTAAAAATAAGGTCGTTTTGGGCTTTTGTGATTTTGTCCTTTTCTCTAGTCTCGGCCCTACGTTCTGAAAGGTTCCTCTCAGCATCTAGTAAGTATTTCATTTACATTCTCCTATAGTAAAATATCTTGCTGAATACTGGTCCATCTCTTTTAGTTTCTGCTTACAATACTCCAAGGGTATAGCACATTCACATGGTTCTGGTGGTTGGTGGTCCCTGATAATGAATATCGCTAGACCTAACCAACCAATTAGAGAAAAGGATATTATGAATGCAGTTTTCATTTATTTTATGCCTAATTTTTTTAATTTTCTTTCAAAATATTCATACGCTTCGATATTCCCCTGGGCCTTTGCAGCTTCTGAGTAATACATATAAACACCGATTTTAAATTTCATTTCTTTTGTGTAAGTCATTTTTGCCCCTTTTTGTGTGTTTCATTCATATTCATATTATACATTAAATTAAATTATATTACCACATAATAATAAAAAAAGATTACTTTATTTTTCGCACATAATGAATCACCTTAGTTAGCCCATCCCTGAACTTCTCTGTGTGTATCCCCATTGGCTCATACTCTAATATAAACCAGTGGATTGGTGTCATTTTACCTTGTGCTCTTGCTTCTTGACATTCTTGATAAGTTGGTAGTGCCATTTATATAAACACCTTTTCGCTTTCTCTCATGTACATTGCTTTGCAGTCAGTACAATAAAAATACGATTTAAAGTAATATTTCTGTTTTGATTTGATTTTTCCTCTAGGTTTTCTAATAACCAACTGACCATTGCATTTACGGCAAAGCTTAAAGGTTTTAAGGTCGTTTTCTTTTTTGGTGGACTTTTTACGTTTTTTGTGAACTCTAAGTGTTTCTTTCTTATTTACAAAAGGTTTAGGGCCTGTAATAATACTTTGTATAATTTCATGGTAGTTATCATTACCACTAATTGATTTTATGGCTTTTAAGAATTTTCCTAAAAAAAGATTAGGCATACCCAGGTTTCTTAAATATTGGCTTATATTTAATTTCCCCATCTCATTTTCCATTTGATGTTCTTTCTGATGACAGTCTTCACAAAAGGTGATTAAAAAGCGATTTTCATATTCCCAAGGATCTTTTCCTTGAAAATAAACTATGTGGTGTACGTTTAAGGTTTTATCGCCATTATGGCAGTATTGGCATTTAAAACCATCTCTTTCCATTATTTTAAGTCGTTTCTTTTGCCATTTAGGATTCTTGAGTAAATCTGAATAATTACTCATGATAAGACCTTTTTCATGTGAGCCTTAAACTCAGCTATATCTTTTTTTGTTGGTAAATCAAGCTCCGCTTTAGTTATGCTACTATTCTTTTCATTTTCTTTTTTCTTTTCTTTTATGGTTGAGTTATGCTTTAGCACTTCTTTAGTGTTGCTTACCCTCTTTAAACCCCCTTTTCTGCCTGCAATACGCTTTTTTTCTCTATATTCGTGTAATTCTTCAAATTGTTTATCTAAGAATTTGATCATCAGAAAATCACCATCTTTGTGCAAAATTTCAGATTCAAATAAAGATTCAGTTTCCTTAAATCTCTTTTCAAGAGTCTTTAATCTTACATTACAATCTGAAATCCAGTAATAAGCACAAATATTCATAAATAAACCCTGCTGCTCTAATGACTCCAGGGTAATATCGCCGTTTTGCCATTCTTGGGGGTAAAATCTGAAATACGGGAGTTCTTTCGCCATTTATACCTCATGCCCTACCCGGCAAGCCGGATTAATCGACTAAAATAAACCGTCTGATATTCATCAGAACCGGGTAGAGCTAAATTTTTGCAAGTTGAGTAAGTCGATTACTTTTGCTTATTTTAATATAATTAATTGTACACCATCTCCAAGTAAAAAATCATATATTTTCTATTTTTTGATAGTTCATATCATCTGGCCCCTCAATATATTCACCATATTTTGTGGCCAGATATTTTAAACAGTCTTCTATAAATTTCATCATTCTTATAGTGTCCATATCGCTAGTATCAAGCTGTATCCAGTCACCTAAAGCCGGTATATAATCAACTGCACACCTAGCTTTTAGGACGTGTTTAGCCATCTTTGGGCTAATTTGAATCTTCAGGTGCCTAGTCATAATCTTTGCTGCCGGTGGGAATAAGAACCCATGAATCCACGAATTTTGAGGATTAGTTCTCTTTTTCTTGAGCTTTTCAATAGTGTAATCCCCATCTTTTAAATCAGATAGGGATTCCTCTATTTTGCCATTTTTAAGAGTTATATTCATTTTTAGCTTATTTAAACATCAATTCTTTTTCTTTAAAAACATTAAACCCAGGTATTTGCTTAAACCCTGCGGCCTTTACCTTAACCCAATCCACCTCTCTTGGTTTTAGGTATTCTTCAGGAACCATGTGTATATTATCCAATTCGTGTCGAATTACTTCTTTCTGCCTGCCTGATTTCTTGGATAATAGATCCTCTTTTTCTTGTTCCAAATCAACCTTAGATTCTTCCACCTTTTGATCTGCTTTTTCTTGGGCAATCTCTTTTGCAATGCCTGTTTTTTCTTCGGTCTTTTTTAGATCCTCAATGTGCTTTCTTTCAGCCTCTACCCTTTTTCTCTCAATTTCAGCCAATCTTTCGGCCTCTTCTCGTTTTATTTTATCATCCCAGGCGATAATGGTTTGCTTTCTTATTGCAATAGCCTTGTTTAAGGGGCCTATCAAATTGTCGTTTGCGTATTCCTCAATTTGTTTTTTTAGTTCATCCAGTGGTTCAAGTTCTTTTTTATGATCAGCTTTCATGGATTTCTTTTCGGCGGCTATTGGTCTAAGTAACTCTAGGCGTTTCTCATCCACTTCATTTTTCAGTGCATTAGCTTGTTTGCAAGCCTCATAAGCATCATTTCTAGTATCATGGTCTGTGATGACCATGTTCTCTAGTAAGTGTGTAATCTCATTTGTGGAGGTCTTAGCCACATCGAATTTCTCGATATAATTATCCATTTAATTCACCTCTGTTGATAAAATTGAAATTTCTTTTTTATTTTTTTCATTTTTTAATTCTTTGTGGTTGTCATAATGGTCACAAACAGCAGATAAGCCATCCACGGTTCTGTCTTTTAAAAGGCTATCGAATACGGTTTGTGGGTTTGGTTCTTTCTTATCGAATTTGCCCCCATGAGTATCAAATAAATGTTTCCAAGTTTCGTTTTTGTGAGCTGTTTTCTCAGCCCAAATACCAGGGCCATATTTTTTGGCAAACCTTTCAACCATCTGCCCGAAAATTTTAGGGTCTTTAATCTTTGCCAATGAAGCGTTCAGCGTAGCCCTTACTGGTTTAACTACGTTTTTGGTGGTTTCTTTCTTTTTCTCTGTTGTTTTTTCAGGTTCTTCATCAACGTGTAATTCTCCCTTGTGCCATAAATCAAGAGCCATACCAAAACGCATTCCGGCATTTCTAAGAGCATCACCGATTACTTCTTTTTCTCTGCTGCCAACATCTTTAAAAGACACGCTTGCAGCGTTCCCATAACCAAGCCTTTTTAAACCCAAAACCTCTAACTCAATCCATAAGCCGCCATTTTTATCAAAAAGTGGTAGACCGGTTTCCTTGTCAAAACATAACGGCCTCCAATCCCAACCAGGATCAACATCTAATAGCCTATCAGTTATAGCTGCGTGGCCCACATAATCCAAATGAATCACATCTTTGTGGTGTTTTTGATTACAAACCTGGCAATGGATACGGTCCCATTTAGGCCCCTTGGCCTCTTCTGTCTGCTTTTTGGTGGGTTTGGGTAGCTTCCCAATTTGGTTTTTTGGAAAAGGCTTTCTTAGTTTTTCTAGCCCTTCCCTTTGCTTTAGCCCTTCCCTTTGCTTTGCTGTGGTTATTTCTTCACTCATATCTGTGCCCCTTTAAAATTATCTGGTGTCATTTTGCCATCAATACTATACTGTTCATGGTATTCTTTTAGTACTCGTTTGATTTGGTCTTTTGCCCCGTTCCCTTTGATTCTATCACAGGACAATAGGGTACTTAGAATCAGTTCCATTTGCTGATGGTTATCCATTTTCAACCCCCGATTCAATCCAATTACCTTTTTCATCTTTGGTAACTTCTATTAGTTCTCTACTCCACTGTTCCCAAGTGGAATTGGCATCAGCTAGGTAATTATCCCCCCAATTTTCGAGGGTATCTATTGATCCGGTATTTTTATTCATTAAGTAAGTCATTTTTATCCCACTCCCTTGGTTTCAGTGTAAAATTCATGAATATCCTCGGCCATTTCATCTAGATTATCTATATGGAAACCAGGCTCTTGTGTATCGGCACCCTCGCAATATTTTAAAATGATTTCTTTTATATCACCAACCCTGAATTTTCTCTCTTTGTCTTTATTCCTACAATCTGGACAAAGGCCCCTTATTTGAATTCTTTTAGAAACCCAACATTTACAATTAGAGCATTTTTGGTTGAGTCCGTTATCCATAAGCTCATCAGAACTTAAATCTGGAGTTTTAAAATTATCCCATAATACATCTTTTTCGTTTGTCATTTTTGCCCCTTTTGTTAATTCCTTATTCATATTTATATAATACAATAAATTTAATTATATTACCACATAATAATAAAAAAAGATTAAAAAAAACACGGCCATTTCTGACCGCATTCCTAGCATGGGAATAAAAAGCTATTTAAGCGGGAAAAACTGTGATCCTAAAATTTGCATCTTCAAGATCAGCGGGTGGAACGGTACTTACCCCATTAGGGTTTCCGACTAAGATTTTCATAGTATTAGGCGCAGTGATTATACCATCAAACACGCACCATTTAGCATTATCATTAACCCCAAGGGAGTTTCTATTTAGCAGTTGCACCAAAACCGAATCTGAAACAGCGGCACCAGTAAAAGTGAAAGTGTCACTTTCACCAGAACTATTGACCGCGATTGTGGAAGGAAAGTTTATAGACCCTGGCGCTTTATCCTCTCTTAAAGGCGTTTTTATAGCAGCAAGCAAAGCATTCAAAGCCAGTTGAACATTAGCACCGGCTACACTTGAAGTATTTGCAATTGCGGTGTCATTATGTGCGCCGGCTGTGTCTGCAATATGGCTTGTAATAAGAGTATTATTAGCACTAATGTTTGTCTGGTTAGTTGCAATGTTACCGGCGTTAGTACCTATTTGAGTATTGTTACCACCAATAAGGCCAGTGTTTACACCAACATCGCTATCAAGTTGATCAAGGGCTAGTTTTACATTAGTGCCAACTACGCTTGAACTATTGCTGATTGCTGTATCTGCATGGGCTCCAACAGTATCAGAAAGATGATTATTAATATCCGTATCTACCTGATCCAAAGCCAAAGAAACATTTGCGCCCACAACTCCTGAAGTGTTCGTAATAGCGGTGTCATTATGTGCGCCGGCTGTGTCTGCAATATGGTCATCAATATCATCTTGAGCGGCCCCTGCCGCTGCCGTTGCAGCTACAATATTACCGGCATTAGTAGATATATCACCAGTATTTGTAGCTATATTAGCAAGATTATCATCCGTTGTTTGCTCAAAATAATCAATCCATAAACCAATTAGATTCAAAACCCAATTAAAATCCTGTCTAGAGGGCTTCTCAAGCCTTAAAAATCCACTTGCCTTTTTACCGGCAGTAGGCTCAATAATAGCGTCCTGTAAACTTGTGGGGTCTTGTGGGTTTGCTGTGGCCCATTCCACAATAGTTGTTGGTTTAATAGCCATTTTTATGCTCCTACGAAAATTTTTCTGATAATTGACCACCCAGCCCGGCATCAGGCACATAATTGGGTTCTGAAAATCCAGATACAAGTGTTGAACCCCACCTTCAGGATCAAACCCGAAAAATATTTGTCCGGGCTCTGATTGGGTTATTTGAATTTGAACGCCTGCCGGTGCGATCCGTTCTGTTTGGGCTAAAATATCACCTGGAATATCTGATATTAAAGCTTCGATATTAATAACAACTTTAGCCGGGTAACTCTCTTGATATTGAATTGAAGTTGCGTTTGTTTGTTGCTTCAAAAAACCAATAATATCTTCAGGTGTTCCATAGCTGTTATTCAAAGAAATCTGGAATCTTATTTCCGCCCTGTAAGCATCATCATCGTCGGTAAATCTAGGTAACCCAACTAAATCACCAATACCATCAAGCTGAATGCCAATAGCAGCATTTAAAGTTGTCCCGTTTTCAATATCATTAAAAACAAACTCAAGATATTGAACTTGCTTAATTATCGAGGTTAATAGGCTTTTTAAATTTACACTCATAATACATCAAATTGAAATTGTTCAGCCAAGCGTTTAATCGCGGCATCTGTATGGTCTAAAATAGAATCACTTGCAGATTCTTGAAAAGCCATTCTGCCAAAAGTAGCATTTAAGCTCATAAATATAGGAAGGGAAGCGGATCTATTTAACCCTATATTAATCATATTAAGGTTTTCTTTTATTGTCGGACCTGAAATTGGTGGTGAAGCCACTGGAGTATTATCAGTGATCGGCATTGATAAATACTTTAAAGTATCATTAGTGTCATCATAATATGCTATGTGAGCGGTTAAACCATCTATGAAAACTGAGCTAAACCTACCAACATCAGCAGTATCATCAAGAGTCTGGATGTTTGGGGGGAATGCTCCGCCATCATTATTTGTGTACTTTAGTTCAAGTAAGTCTGATTGATACGTGATTTGAGAAAAGTCGAACTGATCAAGAGAAAAGCCTAAAAACGGAAAATTTGCCCCGTTACTATCAATAGTTTGAACGTTCCATGAACCGCCGATTCTATCAGCATATTTTAAATCTTTATTATCAGAGTCAAAATACAAAATATGGGGAACCCCATTACTATCAATATCTATACGTGAATTAATGAAATCAGCGCCAGTATCAACAGTTTCCAAAGCCCAAGTATTAACGCCCGTTCTTTTTGCATATTTCAATTCATCAGTGCTTACATCCACATAACTTGCATGCGGCCTATAAGCATCATTTTGATCTAAAGCAAGGGATGAATACCTACCATTCAAAACTTCAACCACCTCTTTATTAGGGAGCCATGCCCCGCCAACCTTACTTGTATAAAGTATACTGTTGACCCCAACATATCCAATATGTGGAATGTTGGAACCATCAATAACTATTGTGGAATACTCCCCCACAAACCCGTCTGTATCCACAATCTCTTGAACCCAAGTATTAACGCCTGTTCTAATTGCGTATAATAATTCATCATCAGTATTATCATAAAATGATATATGAGGTACATCAAAACTATCTAGTGCAAGAGAAGCATGATTCCCAACATCTGGCGCAAAACTAACGCCCTCAATAACCCAAACAGCCCCATCCCAAAAAGCATATTCAAGAGCGCTGCCAACCTCCCTCCTGTAAGCTATATGAGGGTTTCCCAGTGAATCTATAGCTATAGAATTGAACCGCCCAGGGTTTCCTGCAGCTGTTACTATTCCATCTGGGGGCAAGCTCATTAAAGCTCCCTTGTAATCTCAGCTTCAGTTATTTTTACAATAGAAAGCGGAGTGACATTATCTCTTTCATAAGTAGTAAGGTGTCCATCTGAAGGTACGTCTTTTGCTTGCCTACCATCAGCCATTCCATTAACTTTTTGAAGAGTTTTGTTAAATGAAACCCCATCAGCAGTTGTTAATCCATTTACTTTGACTAAGTTTGCATCTATAACACCACCAACAATAGTTAATCCGGCAACATTAGTCGCATTACTTAAACTTTCTACGACACCATAACCAGGATCTCTAACAAATACACCAGTGAATCTAGGTCTAACTCGATATGAAGTTGTAGATCCATCCCAACCACCAACAAGAGCATATTCATAAACTCCGTCACCAGAATGACCGCCAGAATCGTTTAGTACTGGAGATCCAGAAGCAAAAGCCGCCCCATCCCAATATTGACCAGTAGTGTAATCGAATATAACGAATTCAACCGTTTGCCCTGCCGTAACTGGGTTTTCTGATCCATCTATTACTGTGGCTTGGACAATCAGGTCGTTTCCACTTACTCTAATTGTATCACTCATAATTTACCCTAAAACTGGTTTGATGTAAGAAAAATCACCGTCATGTACCTTTTTCTCTTCGTTATATGTTCTTGCATCAACCAAGTTATCTAAATATGCTTTTAAAGAAGCGTTATCAACTTCTGATGGTTGTGTAATAGTTTCGCTTTCTACTAAACCAAACATACCTGTTTGTACTTTTAATTTATCACCGGCTGTAAGTGAATCTAAATCTATTGTGATTAATGACATTTTTATTACTCCTGTTTATTGTTTAAATTTTATACAAATGCTATTTCGTGTTCTGCCCCTGCACCGTCTTGGAAGTACAGTTTATCATCAGATTTGGCGTACACCTTACCATAACTAGCAATGGCTGTTGGCGTGGTAGATCTTTCCGCTAGGGTCAAAACCCCAGAATGATCTAGTGCCAAATCAGTGTCAGCCCTGACTACTTTTGATCCTATTATCCATTGTTTGCCCACTATATCAAAAAAAGCAGCAGTACCTGAACCAGAAGCGCCTACCTCAATATTAGCACCGGATAAAAAACTAGGGTTCATGTTTATTTTGCCTGACTCTCTAATTTCAAAATTTACCAAAGCTAAAGCGGAGGCATCTTTCTTTGTAAATACCTGGAATTTAGATCCTCTATTACCCACAGTAGATCCATCTAAGGCCACCCCGTACGCACCTAAATTTTTGTTTGTGTAAGGGTCATAAGTAAATGTCAATAAACCTATAAGTGAACCGTCTGTGTCAGCCCGATCCGTATTAAATTCAATAATAGGCGTATTGGATTCACCGTTCACTGTCAGTGTATTTACACCCAATCCCCTAACATCGGCAGTGTCTTTAAATAAAGCTAAAGTATTAGCACTTACATCAACCTTAAAAGCCGTTCCAGTTGTCTCAGCTAGTACTTCAAAATCACCTGTAGATAAAGCTGAAGCGTTTGTGGTTATCTTACCAGTATCATCAATCGTCATATGAGAATTAATAGTACTAGATCCATTTGCTTTGGTTCTAAAATCTAACTTTCCACCACGATTGCCGGCAGTAGCACCAGAAAGGTTAGCTGACATAAAAGCAACCCTACTATTTGCCCCACTTACAAGAGCATGGGTGAATTCATAAGAACCTATACCTGTGCCATCGGAGTCATTAGTTACTTTATGTAATTCAATTCTTGCGTTATTTGTATCGGCAGCTTCTACTATTGTTAGAACTGTTCCGAATCCTGCGATACTAGGAGAGTCTGTACCTATGCCAACATTACTGGTACTTACATCTACATACATAGCTGTTCCAGAAGTTTGGGCTTTTACTTCAAAGTCACCTGTGGCGGAAGCTGAAGCGTTTAAAACTGTTTTGAAAGTAGACTGATCGAAAGTCATAAAATCCTCAGATCCGAAATACCCATTACCTGAAATCTTCAGAATACCACTATCATTATCATCCATACCGATATAGAAATGATCTCCAGTTCCAATTCTAAATCGCATATATGCATCTCGACCAGAACCTCCACCACTAGACCTTGAAATAATAGAAAGTGATGAAGCTCTATTGAGAGAATCTATAGTGACAGAAGCAGGAGAAGAGGCTGTATTTAAGCAGTCTATACGACCGCCATTCACCGTAAGGTTGCCACCAAATTTAGCAGGGTTGCCACTTGCTCTGCTTATTGAAAATGCTGTTCCCGATAAACTTCCACTAGGGTCAATTACAAATGGATCGTCTGTAGTTCCCTCATCAACCCCCATTCTCCACCTAGTAAGACTACCACTTTTAAATCGTATGGAAGTGTCTTGATTCGACCCTAATCCCCCACTATTACTATGAATAATTAGCTCCGCTGATGCACCATTACCTCCATGCATCTCAACAGTTCTAGAACCTGTAACCCCTTGACCGAAAATAGTATTACCTGTGCTTACATCAGCATAAACCACAGTACCAGTTGTCTCAGCTAGTACTTCAAAATCACCAGTGGCTGAAGCGCCCGCATTAGCAGTAATTTTACCAGTAGAATCATTATAAGTAAGAGCACTCATTCCACCGAAAGCACCACCATCATTGTACTGAACCTGTGTGTCAGAACCACCTGGGGTCCCACCGCCACCACCACTAGGTAATGCTGAAATAAGGATTCTTTTCTTATTATTAGAGTCAGCGCTATCTTCTATTAAAAGATAATCAGCGCCAATAGGTGTGGCCTTAGATGTAATAGCAGAGATTTCAGCGGCTACGTTATTATGAAAAGCAGTAGTATCAATACCACCCCGAGTTACATAAATAACATTACCAGAATTATCGACTGATAATAAATCATCAAGAGTACCGGCTACTTTAGGAAAGGCTAAGGCCCCATTAGTTAGGATTCCCGTTGCGCTTTCGCCCCAACTACCAGAAGCCATTGCCTGTTCGCCACCTGAAGGTGCCCCAGATACTTGAATAAATTTATTCGCTGCTATTACTGCCATAACTTACTCCGTTTTTTCCTCGTTAAAAAGAGGAGTTAATAATTTATAGTGCTTGTTTTTGATGTTGACAGGCATATCAGTAATTTTAAGGCCATGCACATCAATCTCTATTTCTTGAGACAAAAACGATACGTTTTCTTTGCACTTATCAATTGCTTTTTGTTTTTCGGCATCTTCTAAATCAGCACCCACAAGAAATTCACCCATATCTTCCCAGGTCTTGCCATCAACTTCTTTTTCATCAAGCTTTTTTATAAGACTATCATCAAGGGCCATTGCTTTACGAATATCCGTACATTCTTTATTTATTTTATCACAGTTTTTATTAAGAGCATAACAAAACTTTACGCCCTCATAATCTCCGAGTGATGGGCTGTTAATTGACATTTGAAGCCCTAATAATTCCTGATGTGTAAATTTTACTTTCATTTTCGTTTCTCCGTGGTGAGGTTATGGTGTTTCAGATACTTGTATCCGGTCTATGTTAAATACTGCAATTTGCCTTGCAGATATGGGTAAATCTTGTGCAATACCCCAGTCACCGATTTCATAAGGCAATGGAAAAACTGGAAAAGCATTGTTTTCTAAATCTAAATCCGTGTCAGATGTAACTGGGTTACTAGTTGGCGTTGTGGTAGGTCCGTAAACTAAAGCAAACTCAACCCCAGATGTGTTTTGTGCCCACATCATACGCTCAACATTTGCTGTGAAAGAAGCCCCTGAATCTATTAATTTATTTGCTGTGAATCCGTCTGTGTTTCCGCTTTCGACTAAAGCAATATCAGATGGTTGACCAACACCTGAAGGGCCACCGGCCACCGATAATCTAGCAGCGGTGTCCATTACGTCAACCGTTTTGACACCAGGTATTGTGAAGATAGAAGCAAAAAGTCTTTGTCTTAAAACGTCTATTCCTGATCCGGCCATATCATTACCGGCTTCAGCAACGGCTGTTTTTATACGGGCCTCACCATCCAAAGGAAATGATTCCTCTGAATAAATAGTGTATTTGATCCTGAGAAAAATATAAACAGGCTCTGTGAATGAAAAGCTCATTATCTGTGGGTTGCCCTGTGAATCAGTATGTGAGCCGGTTTCATTTCCAAATGTTTGAATTCCGGCGGGTCTGACCTCAAATATCTTTGAAGCGATTAAATCTTTTGCTGTTGAACTAGAATCAGTAGTGCTTAAAATTGATTCAAATGAATGTGGAGGTAAACCATTAGAGTCGATTACATCAGTTCTATTCTCTAAAACAATAGCGGCAGTAATAAAAGCAAGGTCATCAACTAGCCTAGCCTGAATCGCCGGTACGGTAGCAGCCCCTGAAATCTGGGTGCTAGTTCTTATTCTGGCCCTGAAATCAATATCTGATTCAGTTTCTACACCAGATAAACCTAAAATGGCATTATCAACAGAATCCAAACCAGATACCGCTGTAATTACCGAACTGATTGTGTGTGCCGGTACTGCTATAACCCCAGTATTTACGGCTTTTACATTCCCTTCAGTTCCATAAGAATCTATAGTAATATTCGCTGTAATTGGTGTTGTGGTGAAAGTTGTTTGGAGCCCTTCAGCACTATCTGTACGCTGAATTAATAATTGATCATTATCAACAACAGTACGATATAAGCCTGGAGACTTGAATTGAATATCTTCAGAAATTTTTTCTAGGATATTTGTAGCAGTTTCGCCTGTACCGGTTGTGTGATCATAAGACTCAAGGGCGCCATCATCAAGATCGACTTGATATAAAGTAGAGTCAGCAACCGTATTTATTGAAATAATAACACCTGCAGCATTTGATAAATCAATTGTAGAATCAACCCCACCATTATCAAGCTCAAATCTTTCACCAGTTGCATCTTGTTCAAATAAAGTTCCCTCTGGAACTACTGTTGCAGTATCGCCAAAAAGCATTAAAAATGCAGTTGAACTAGTTGCTGAACCTCTTGTCAACCCAACGTTTGAGGCCACATTATCCAGTGGTACTGATTCTGCGCTATTTAAAAAGCTAGATAAATAAACTTTTTCGGCTAAATCCCATACTAAAGCTTCACGTTCAGCAAAAATACCAACGATTTGGCCTATTACACTTTCGGGGGACGAATCAACAGTAGCGCCTATTTCTTCCTGAAAATCTAATATAATTTCAGAAAAAATATCAGCTAACTTCTTTTTAGTTAGTCCAGTTCCATCAAGTCCAAAAGCCATCATTTACCTCTATACAAATATAGTTTCTGAGAAATCCACTATGCCATAAATCGTATTTACTTGAAATTCAATTTTAGCACTTCTATCACTTGCTAGTTCTAGTGAGAAAGAGAGTAATTCATTTACCCCTTCAGTCTCAATAATACGAGCCTTAAAAATGTTTTCAATGTTCGGCAGGTTAGGGTCTTTTACGAACACATCTTGGTAAAACGGGGTGCCCGCTTCAGTATCTAAAAACCACTCACCCCGAAAGAATGACAACCTGATTTGAAGGGATTGTCTAATATAGTCTGATTTATCTACTAATTTCAGATCTAACCCATCAATCAATAAATCTTTTTTCACTAAATCTAAAGCTAAATCAATCATGCAACCAACCCCGTACCATCGTTATCTTGGTTTATAATTTTTCCTGTTGTGTTTGCTATCATAGTAGTGGTAACCGCCGCCCCGCCATCTGTAGGTACTGGAACTGGTACGGTAGGGGTGTTTAACAAATTCCCCAAATTTACCGTAATACCATTGATTTCTAGGTTAGAAACGATATGACTTAAAATTTTATCGGTCAAAATATCCAAAAAAGCCACATGAGCAGGGGCATCTGTACTCAAATTGTTTGAAAAATTACTATCACCCTCTAAGGCTGCAATTATATCATTTTTTAAATTTGTAGCATTTAAAGCCATTTATCCAAACTCCGCGAAAACTTTATTACTCATGTTTTTGCCAGTACTACTTGCACCCGGTAATTGTGAATAGGGCGTACCAGTAAAAGGGTTTATG